TTTTCGGTGAGAAAATCTAACGCTTGTGTATTACCAAGACGGGAACGCAATGTAGACCATTCTTCTTGAATTAGATTAACTAGATCTGTAGAATCTTTTGTATTCCTCATTTTAAAGGACACATCAGAAAGTAATTCCTGAGTGTTGTCCTCTAATTTTGCCCGACGTGCTACACCAGCATACGATTCACTGACGTTAAAAATTCTGTCGTAGTAACCAGTCTCTTGCTTCAAAGCTGCAAGCTGACCAGAAATACCTTGAATAGCTTCAAACTGTTGTAGAGCTTGAGCCGAAACAATTAGACTTCTCCGTGGATCTCTAGCCGCTTCTGATCCTGAAAACGTTTCACCAGTTTCAGGATCTTGGTATTCTTTTACGTCACTAAGAAAACGTTCAGTAAGATAAGGTTGCCACTGTTTACTTACATGTTGCAGGAAAGCTGATTTAGCGTGATACCCTAGTCCATTGAGACGCTTTAAAGCTTCGTCAACTTCAAGGGGATCTGCACCACGCTCACGAGCTTGAGCCAGTTTTGTTTTGGCATCAACTGCTTCAATTTGGGTATCAACTTTTAACGCTTTTAAAGATTTGACAATTGGGTGGTTGTCACCCAGTCTCATAATTTCACCAGCAAGAGCTTTATCCTTTTGCTCTAACTTTTCAATTTCAATTTTTCTAAGCTTTTTAGAAGCCGTTAAACTGAAATCTGCAATGTTAGAAAATAAAGCTGAGGTCTCTTTGATACGTGTTTCATACTGTTGAATCGCACGTTGAGAAAGAGCTTGCTGTTCTTTAAGTTGAGTGTTGATGTTTTGTTCTTTAATGCTCTGATTAAACGCAGCTTGATTTGATTCAATCTGAGCATTCTCTTTCATTGCTGCTGCAATGTTGTTGCGGTCAGACAGAACAGCATTTCGTTGGTCTCTTAGACCTTCAATAACGCGATTAGCGTGTTCTTGTAACCGCCTTTCATTGTCTGTAGATACCTGTTCAGGACGGAACCCACCAGGCTGAATTGATCGTCTAAATTTAGCCATAGTTACTTATCCTTCTTATTGGGGTTACTCCAATCAATACTAGCCAAGCTACTAGCAGCACCACCAATTCCTTGAATTAAAGGCATAGCAACACTTTGACTTTGATAAGGCGAAGCCATACCAGGAAGTACTTTAGGAGGAGCCACAAAGGTAGGCATGGGCGGTTTAGTCGGAGCAGGAATATCAGGCATCTTCTCAGGAGTCAGCATCATTGATGCCATTGCTTTAGCATCTGCAGCATACTTACCAAGAGTAATGTCAAACATCTCCAAATTACTTTGGTTGATTTGACCAGTAAGGCTAGCATCTAACACTGCTAAATCTCTACCAACTTGAGCGTCAAGACTTTGAACCTTTTTATTCATCACCTTACCAGCTTGACCAAGCATAGCTTGACCTTGAGCTTGAAGTTGATTAACAAGTAGGTCCTGACGAGCAAAAGCATCCTCAGTCATTGCTTCATCTAAAGCCAACTGGTTTTGAGACTTAGCTTGTTGTTGAGCAACCTCATTAAACGTGAGTTGTTTTTGAGTATTCTCTGCACTCATCAATGCTTTTTGAGCATCAGTCTTGGCTTGAATAGCTTGAATCTGAGTATCAAATTGCCACTTTTGAACGGCGGTATCAAAATTATACGCCGCCATTTTTTTATAGTTATCTACATCAGCTTCAAACTTCTCTTTATTGTACTTGTTGGTGATTTTAGCTTGTTTGTTAAGCAGAGCTTGCTGTTTCTCTTGATACGCTTTAGCTTCTGCATTAGCTTTGGATGCTTGACTTGAACCGAAGATACCACCAACAATACTTGATACAGCACTAATGCCACCAAATATTTCACCAATCATAATTAAGCCCTCCTATAGAATCTGGGAGAATAGTTTCCTTCCCACATCATCGACACCAACGATACAGGATAAGGTAGATTACTTGTCACTTTAAGTTCAAAATTAGTATTACGTTGATGGATGGGTACAGTAAATTGACGTTCCGATTTTACAGGATTGGTATCAGCAGAATAGACATCAGCATCAGTAGTGTGTTGAATATCTCTCCACTCATTAGAACCAGTAGCTTTCAGTTTAAACGTCACAGCACCTGTACGTCCCACAGAGAACTTAGCTCGTGCAACAGTAACGGGAGCTGTAAAATCAGTAGTAGTTTCACTTCTACGGAAGTAGAGTTTAGGTAGTGTTGCTTCCAGGTCATACCCATACCCGACAACAATACCATCAGCATAATTAGTAAAGTTACCCTTCACTTCAAAGTAACGGTAACCAGTACCAATCTCAGTACGTTCAATACCCGTTGCCCAGTAACCAGCATCAGCATCAAGCTCTGCATCTGTACCGTCATCAGCGGTGGGGACAGTTAGAAGCATGATAGCCTCTTTGTCTTGGATGGGAGTGTACGGAACGTAGATCTTAGTGATGTCGTTAGTCTCGTCATACACCACCGCATTGACCGCTGGAACAGGCTGTACGGGGCGTGTAGCCATGTCTAGGCTAGGGTTACCCGTAAAGCTATTTGCAGCTGCTACAACGTCTCCTGTGGGGATCTCATCAAGGACAATTTTACCAAGGGTATACTCGTCCTCGTGTTGTGAGATGATATACAGCGAGTCGTTAATGATCTTAGCTGCTTCAATAGTACCAGGCAGTTGCCATTTAGTCCACGCTTGGAACAGGTTCTTTTCACCGTTGTTGTAATAACGGAATAGGTACAAGTAAGATGTATCTCTATCCACAAGCATCACAACAGAGTTCTGAGCACTAACTGTTAGGTCATCAATACCTTCAGGGATCCACTCTAGAACAGGTTTACTGATGTCAATCACAACTGGATTGGTTTCAATATCCTGTAGTTCCAAGTTAAATACTTTGCTGTAACCAGGCACTTTACTGATAAACACTGCACTGGTACCAATGTCAGCAGGTGCAATGTTAGTATCCATTTCATAGTTTGAAAGGGAACGGACCACAGCAGAGGCTGGTGTAATAGTACTAGCGTTAGGTGCAAACACCTGGAATTGTTGACGTGCACTAAAGATAGTCAAACCTTGTGGAGAAGGTAGAACATCAGACAACACAACAGGACGTACACTAGACACACTCAAATCAATGGGATCTGAGTCAATCTGAGTCAATGCAGATTTAGCAAAGAAGTTATAAGCATCATTGGCTACACCAAAGATAATGTTATCTTCAGAAAGAACGCCAAACCGATTGTTGTAGAAGAACGTAGAGTTAATCCTTTTATCAACAAAAGATGGGAGAGGATTAGTGACATCATCCCCAGCAGTCCGTGCAACCCAAGGGATTTGTTCAAAAGTAAAGGTTGTAGCACTCGTCCTGACTAAACGGTGAGGCATCGTAAGACCATTCAACCCTGGAGCCACATCACGAGCGACAGTCTCTTGCCAAGAACCTGTGCCTTTTACACCATCAGCAGCAACAAATTTTACGTAGTAATCATCTGCTTCACTATCACTGTTGAGGATTTTGACATTATGATTGTGATAGGATTCAACAGGTAGCTTAGAGATGTTGACTACTTCATCTTGAAATACCTCAAGTCCAGTGTTAATTGCTCCACCTTTAGCGGTAATAGTAAAGGCTGTAGCTACACCAGAGGGGGTACCAGTAAGGGCACCGTAAGTCCAGTTAACACTGTTAGCTACACCAGAGTAGTATTTAATAACCAGGCTATTAAGATACGCTTCTATATACCAAGCACCTGCAAAATTAGCATTAGCAGCAGAGTGTTGCGCTTGAATTTCGGCTACAATTTTATCAACTAGGTGATGGTTAGTGTTAGTACTACCCGGATCATACACCAACATATCGTCGAATGTAGTAGTGCCTTGGGCTTCTACTTCCATCAGTACACCCTGAATTGTAACAGAGTATTTATATGCTGCTAGTTCAACCAATCTAAGCGTTGCAACAGAATTAGCAGCGTAAGATCCCGCTGCAGACGCAGAGATTGATACATTTTTATTGGTAACAATAGTGGTATCTTGAATACTACGGAAATGGAAATCTTTCCAAGGAGTAGCTGTAACTGTATTGAGGTAGTAGGGATCCGCTGTGTTTGTTACGCCGCAGACCTGACCTGTATCAGCAAGCCATACATAAATATTGGTACCTTTAATAGCACCTACGTAAGATCCCTCAGCATCACGTTCAATAAAGAACCAAGCAGCATCAGCCAACTCAGTTTCAGTAAAAGTTCCACCACCTGGCTTTTCTAAAACATCAGTAAACTGCATACCAGGACGTTTCAGCAAGCCATACGTAGGATCAGGGTATCCGTTAATACACTCAGTTAGCTGCCCCTCTAATTTTTTATCATCATTCTGGCGTGATACACCACCCAGAAAGTTAGGAATAAGTTGTGTTACTGCTGCCATTAGCGTTGCAAGGTATGGTACGGCTGGTAGCTTTGATAATAGTTCTGACCTTTGGGACTACCGAAGAAGGTGTAATCTCCTTGACTCGTTTCATACTCCATTGCCATTGCTCGTGTAAACGCTTCTTTTTGTTGAAGCATTTGGTACTGGTTTGGATCACCAACAATTCTACTAGACACAATGCTAGCAGCACGAGAGACAATGAATGATTGAATCGGTTCAGGGATACTACCCCAATCCATTTCCCAAATGATGTCTACATACAAAGTTTCATCAGTCCACTTGTAAGAGTGGGCGGTACGGTCATAGAGTTTACCTCCACGGTTAACACTATCACGATCCATGTTCTGGGTGTAGTGTTTGTTAAGATCCATTTGAAGAACATTACTAGGAATGTTTACTTCATTGTTATTATCAGGAGTAATCGGGTAGTCGTATTCCTTATTAAAAGTCCAGCCTTCTGCCTGCACTTCACGTGACACCTCTCGAAGGGTGTTGAGTGCAATCGCAACGTCCGGGTTGGTTTGAGTTTCAACGCTGCTTGTAACAATCGATTGAGTTAGTTTTTGTTCAGCAATAGTCTGTGAGATGTTTACAGTGTATTCATACGTCACAGGGTCGGTAGCGGGAGTTACTTCTACACCAGCAGTGGCAATAGACGTACCGCTTTCTACACCAGTACCTCCAATGTACGTACCAACAGGGATGTTAGCAGTAGTGGTGGTAAGAGTAGTACCAGCAATTGATCCAGTAAAACTATCAACCTGACTAATTACAAGAGTCTCTTCAGTTGTCAACGTAGTAACAGGAGCCTGACCAACTGACGCCAGGATCTGATTAACAGCTTGTAGCTCAGTGTTGGAGCCAGTAGTAGGGAAAGGCATAATTGATA